TGTTTATGGGCGGCGTTCAGGTCGCTGTGATCACGGCGATGGACTTCACGCTCAACGGAAACATGACCTCTGGCGACGTGGTCGGATCGAATATCGCACCGGACATTTTCCCCGGCGCGATTGACGTGACCGGCACGATGTCGGTGTACTTCGAAGATGCGACTTTCCAAACAGCGTTCTTTAACGAAGCGGAAGTGTCGGTGATCGCTGCACTCACCACCGACTCGACGGCGACCGCCGGCTTTCAAGTGTTCGCCTTCCCGCGATGCAAGCTGAACGGCGCGACGAAAAATGATGGCGAAGTGGGTATCGTTCAGACCGTTCCGTTCGTGGCATTGCTGAACAACAACAATCCGCTTCCGGGAACGTTGGTCACAACGATGTCGATTCAAGACTCCGCAGCTGTCTAATTAAACGAAAGCCCCATATAATCGGGGCTTCAAACTACCCTCTGGAGTACTTAGATGTCCGAAGTAAATAAAGGATTCAATGTTGGCCTGACCGACGACGACAATGAAGCCGTCTACGAGATCCCGCTGGGGTTCGACGAAAACGGAGAGGTGACCGAAAGCATTTCGGTCGTCGGCAAGAACTCGCAAAAGTACAAAGACGCTGATCGCCAGCTTTCGCGTGCGACCCTGAAAAAGTCGTCGGTGCGTGGCCGCGGTCTCGATCTGAAGAGAGAAGCAGATGCCGACGAGTTCCTGGATGCGCGCGAGGCGTCCAACGTTACGCTCGCCACAGCAGCTACGGTCGGCTGGAAAGGCTTGACGAGCGGCGGCGAAGTGTACGAGTTCAGCCAGGCAAATGCGAAGGCGCTCTACGCCGGCAACACGTACATCCGGGACAAGGTGATGGCCGCAGTCGAGGACGCTGCAAATTTTTTGAAACGCTGATCCAGCAGGCTGTAGCTCACTGCGAAGCTGAATTCAAGCTTGCAAAGCCTCAGCCTGATGGTGCGTCGATGCGCAGCCACCTCGAAGCAGTCTACCGCCAGACCGGCAGAATGCCATTAAAGCTCGCGGAAGTGCCCGAACTGCCTGTCGAATTGACGTACCTCTGGCTGTGGTTTTGTGAACTTGACGTTGCAAGGGGGAACAATGGATACAGTTTTGTTCCCCTCAGCAACACCGAGATACAAGCTTGGAGTTTGCTCACGCGGAATGAGCCGCTGCCTTGGGAAATTATGGTGATCAGACGCATCGACACTGTGAGAATAAGAGTGGCAAACGAAAAATAAAGGGTTTCCGTGGCGGATATTGCGACACTTGGCATTGCGGTTGATTCTACGTCTGCCGGGAAAGCTGCAGTTGAACTGGATAAACTCACCGCCAGCGCAACAAATGCCGCAGCCGCAACGGAAACACTGGCGCGTTCGGCCGCGTCCGCGGGCAGCGCACAGGCGCAGACCGCCGCTAGTACTGCCGCGTCATCGGCAGGCGTCAACACTGCGGCGGATAAGCTCACCGCATCCCTAGAAAAGCAGATCGCGCTGTTCGGCGCGTCTAAAGATGCCATCGCCAACTATACGGGTGCGATGGCCGGCATGACGGAAGTCGAGCTGGATTGGTATAAGTCGCAGACGATGGTGCTGGCCGGAATGCAGGCCCAAGCCAGCGCCACGGCCGCTGCAGCTGCCGCTCAGGAAGCCGCCACGGCATCCGCTGCACGCTTCATAGCGTCTCTCCTTACCCAATCCGAAACGGTCGGAATGACGACCTCCCAGCTGCTTGAGTACAAAGCGGCGCAGCTCGGCGTCTCCGAGCAGGCCGCGCCGCTGATCGCATCGATTGAGGCACAGACCGCCGCGATGGTAGAAGCTTCGGCCGCCGCAACGGTGCTGGGGGAGAGCGAAGCCGACGCAGCGACGCGTGTAGCCGCGATGGTCGACGCGTCTCTTGCTCAGGTTGATGCGGCCAATGATAGCAGCGTCGCCGTGGCGAAGTACGCTGAAAGCTTGGAAGCGATGGCGGCTACGGCCAAATCGGCGGAGGGTAGTCAGGCGGCTTTGGCAGAAAGTTCGAAAGCTGTTGCGTCCGCCCAAGCAGCAGCGACGGCTTCGGTTACGGAGTCGTCGACGGCGATGAGCGCTGCGGCGTCCAAGGTGGCTGAATCCCTAGGCAGGCAGCTTACCGCGCTCACGGCCAGCAAAGAAGCAATGGTCGAGTACGACGCGCAGATGGCCGGCTTTACGGCTTCCGAGACCGCGCAGGTTTCCGCAATCGCTGCGGAGATCGCAGAGCGTAAGGAACAGATCGCCGCAGCTACGGAGATGGCGGCGGCGTACGGAGTAGAGTCGACGGCGGCGGTTGGCGCATCGATCGGCACTGCCAGGATGACGCAGGAATTGGCCGTAATGGGGCGCGAAGCGGCGAGCGGCCAGTTGACTCGGCTGGCCGGCTCATTCACGCGTTTGCTTTCTCTCAGCGGCGCGCTAAGCCTCCTGTTCAATCCGATCACCCTCGGCATTCTTGCAATCGGCGCTGCCGCCATAAAAACGTCTGAGGAACAGCAAGCCCTCAACGAAGCATTGATTTTGACGGGCGGCATTGTTGGGACCACGGCAGGCGGCATGCAGAAGTTGGCCGAAAGCGCTACCGCGTCTGGCGCGACCATAGGAACCGCGACGGAAGCGGTTGCCGCGCTCGCCAGTACGGGCAAATTCACAGCTGAGCAGATCGGCACTATTGGAACGGCTACGGCGGACGCTGCGACGTTCACCAGCATTTCCGTGAAGCAGATGGTGGACGACTTCACGAAGCTCGCTGACGACCCTGTAAAGGCGTCTGTGGCGCTGAACGATCAATACCACTACCTCACTGTTGCGGTATATGACCAAATCGCTGCACTCGAAAAAGAAGGTGACACTACGGGCGCTGTGCAGGTCGCTACGGACGCTTTCGCTGATGCGATGGAGAAGCGAACCGCCGATATGCATGCAAATGCCGGCACGATTGAGAAGGACTGGATTGCCATCAAAGACGCGGTCACCAATGCCATAGAAGTGGTAGGTAGTGCGGTTAATGGACCCACTCTGGAGCAGTCTGTCTCCCGCCAGCAGGACCAGAAGAAACAGCAGGGTGACCAGTGGACGCCTGACGAGCAAGCAGGCCTGGACAAGGACACCCAAGCGCTCGCCGCGCAGAAGGCAGATGCAGCGGCTAAAGCGTCGGCCGCAGCGCTCGCTACGGCAACGATCAACGCGAAGCAGCGGCTTTCCATTCTCGAAGCCGAGTTTTTCACGCCAGCACAAAAGCGAGCGAAAGAGTTGGCCGACGCGATGAACTTGACGGACGCAGCCGGCGCGAGTCCCGAAGAGCAGATCGACCTTCAGGCCAACATCAACAACAAGTATAAGGACAAAAAGACCCCAGGAACGGGATCTGTCGATACGACGCAGATGGACAGTGCCGTCAAGTCGGTGGAGGACGCATCGAAACTCGAACTCGACGCCATATCGACTACGCAGAAGAGCATAGACGACGAGTACAAAGACGGAATTATCAGTGCCTCGTCCTATTACCAGCAGCAACGTGACTTGCTCGCGCAGGCGGAGACGGATCAGATAAACGCTGCGAATAGCGAGATCGCGATTCTTCAGAAGGCACTACAGAGCAAATCACTGAACGCAGATCAGCGCGCAAAGATAAACGCACAAATTATAGCGGACCAGGACAAGGTCGCCGCGGCAACCCAAGGGTTTTTCGACGGTGTGACCTTGTCGGCGCAGAAGTCGGACGACGCGACGACGAAGAGTGCGAATGCGCTGCTGGCTTACCAAGCGGTTCTGAATGCAAAAAGCACCGAGAATCAAAAGTCGCTAAATCAGCAAACTGCACCGGGCGGTCAAGACCCGGATCAACAGAAGCTGCAAAAGCAAATCCAAGATGCTCAGGACAATTACACAAAGGCAGTAGGCGGTCTTCAAGCGGATCAGTTGAAAGATCCAAACAGTTCAACAGACTATACGGCTATGATCGCGGCCCAAAAGAATCTTTACGACACCCTGGTGCAGCAGGACACCGACGCTTATAACAAGATGAAAGCGAACGAGGGCAGCTGGGAAAATGGAGTGGAAGCCTCGTGGCAGAAATTTCAAACTCAAGCCGACAACACGTCAGGTCAAGTGGCGGGAGCGTTCTCAAATCTGTTCGACGGGCTGACGGATGCAGTCGTTAAGTTTGCAGAGACCGGAAAGATAAATTTCCTGAACTTAGCTATTTCGTTTTCCGAAGCCTTACTGAAGATGGAGGTACAAGCTGCGGAATCTCAAGTGTTCAAGTTAATTCAGCAAGGCTTCATTTCAGCGTTTGGCGGAGGGGTCTCGGGAACGACAGGCTCAACGTTCGGAGGAAGTACTGCAGGAGAGGCATCCAGCGGCGTTTCAACGGGCTTTTCGGGGTCTGCGATGGGGTACGCAACGGGCGGACATATCACGGGCGCGGGGTCGAGCACGAGCGACAGCATCCCGGCGATGCTCTCAAACGGAGAGTTCGTCGTGAACGCTGCGTCCACAGCAGCTAATAGACCGCTTTTGGAGGCTTTGAACGGATCAAATGGTTCGCAATCCTCAGCGGGTAGAAGCCACTTTGCAACCGGTGGTTTTGTGTCTTCACCAACAGTTTCAGGCGGCGGTACGGCGCTGACGTTCAACATCGACAACAGCAATACCAGTTCCCTCGGTACGGGAACACAGGGTTCACAAACGCAGAGCGTGCGTAACGATGCAATGCAAAAAGAACTGGAGTCGTCAGTCATCGAAATCGTTCGTAAGCACGCGCAGCCTGGCGGTCAGGTCAACAAGATCATAAAGAGTGTGAATCAGTAATGGCGGATCTGGCGATTTTTACCTGGCAACCGGATTACGGCGCGTCGTCGTCGGTGACGCCTAACGTCCTCACCGCTGCTTACGGTGATGGCTACTCTCAAGACACTCCCGCGGGTTTGAACACTCTTCCGCAGGTGTGGACACTCGTGTTTAACCGGTGGCCAGACGAGGCAGATGAAATTCACTGGTTCTTGATCCAACAAGCAGGGTTTCAACGATTTTGGTGGACTCCACCTCGACGCTCGAAGGCGATCAAGGTCAAGACCACGGGAGAAATAAAGAGCGCCGAAACAGACGCAGGGCAGGTAACGATTTCCGTCACATTCACGCAGGTATTTGACCCAGACTAGGACTAGACATGAGCGAAATTAGCGGTGAAATACAAAAACTAG